ATAAGTTATTTGTAGATGCTAAAGCAAAAGCAGACTTTATGAACAAGTTGTTTATAGAGAATGTTTGGTGTTTCGGAGATAAAACACTAGACTTATTTGGTAATTCCAGAAAAGCAAATTTAGATGAATTTTTTGGATGATAAAAGAAATACATAAAATTAAAGCTGCTGATTTTATAATGTCAAGGCATTATTCACCAGTTATGCCTAGACTAACAAAATATTATTGTGGTTACTATGTTGATGATGTACTACAAGGAGTTATGACTTTCGGATGGGGTACTAGACCTAAACATACTATACAAAAATTGTTTCCAAAATTAGATACAAAAGATTATTATGAAATAGGTAAGATGTGTATGGATGATTCTATGTTAAAAAATTCAGAAACACAAATGATGTCAGCCGCAATGGCATGGTTGAAAAAAAAAGAACCAAATTTAAAATATCTATTTACTTGGGCAGACGGTTTAGTTGGCAAACCAGGTTATGTATATCAGGCATTTAATTTTTTGTATGGTGGATATATATGGACAGATACTTATGTTACTGAAAAAGGAGAGAAAGTACACCCTAGAACAATACAAGGTAAATTACCAAACCCACACAACTTTAAATACGGTAGTCGACCTAACCCTAAACAACTAAAAGAATTAAAATTAAGTAGAGTAAAAGGTAAACAATTTAGATACATTTTACCTATGAATAAAAAGATGAGAAAGTATTTAAAAAATAGTACTGAAAAATGGGGTATTAATTACCCAAAAGACACAGCTTTAGAATGGAAAATAAAAAAACCAGGTGAAACTTCATATACACAAACAAATAAAATGCCATTCGACTTGACTAAAGAAGTGGAATATAATAAAAGTAATATTGATAAGTTTAAAGTAAAAAATAATTTAGATGATTTCTTTGCTTGACTATTATAAATAGATGTAGTATAATAGATAATGAAACAATAATGAAACTAATGAGGATAACTAATGAGTAATTTTTTAAAAGATATAATAAAAGAAACTGGTAATGAATATGCCAGTCTAGTATCAGACGGTGCTTCAGGTGATGTAGATTCGTTTATAGATACAGGTTCATATATATTCAACGCCTTATTAGGCGGCTCTATTCATAGAGGACTCCCTTCAAATAAGATAACAGCAATCGCAGGCGAAAGTGCAACGGGTAAAACTTTCTTTGTATTAGGTATGTGTAAACATTTCTTAGATAAGAATCCTGACGGTGGTGTTATATTCTTTGAATCAGAATCAGCGATTACTAAAGAGATTATAGAAGAAAGAGGAATAGATAGTAGCAGAATGGTTGTAATGCCAGTGACTACTGTACAAGAATTTAGACATCAAGCATTAACTGTATTAGAGAAGTACACACAACAAAATGCTTCAGATAGAAAACCATTACTATTAGTATTAGATAGTTTAGGTATGTTATCTACTACAAAAGAAATTACAGATACAGCAGAAGGAAAAGAAACTAAAGATATGACAAGGGCACAAATTGTTAAGGCTGCCTTTAGAGTATTAACTTTAAAATTAGGTAAAGCAAAAGTACCTCTAATTATTACCAATCATACATATGATGTTATTGGTTCTATGTTTCCACAAAAAGAAATGGGTGGTGGATCAGGACTAAAATATGCAGCGTCATCAATTGTATATCTATCTAAAAGAAAAGAAAAAGATGGTACAGAAATTATTGGTAACATAATACATTGTAAAAATTATAAATCAAGATTAACCAAAGAAAACAAAGTTGTAGATGTAAGATTAACCTACAGCAAAGGTTTGGATAGATACTATGGTCTACTAGACTTGGCTTTAAAATATAACATATTTAAACAAGTTTCTACTAGGATTGAATTACCTGATGGTTCAAAAACTTTTGGTAAGACGATTAATAATGACCCTAAAAAATATTTCACTAAAGAGATACTAGAACAATTAGATGGAGTATGTAGTAAAGAATTTAAATATGGAGATGGAGTTGAAGCAGAAGATACCAACAATTCACAAGACGACTAATCCTAAACATAGGGAAGACTATGTGTTCGTAGAGAAACCTGCTGAGGACTTTACGGCACTAAAGTTAATTAGTGGTCCATTTTCATCAATAGTTTATAAGTACGGAGCCGTTGGGTTCAGACCAGAGTCTGAAAAAAGACCTGATGGTAGCTTGCCTATGCAGTTTGATTATGTTATAATAGAGAATAATATAGAAGCAGATTGTGATAGTCAAGAATTTATTAACCATATCGGCGACATACTAGTTGTGTTGATTGATGAAAAACTGAAAGAAGATAAAGCTAATGGAAAGAATTGAACGAACAGCGTTAAGTAATTTAATCCATAACGAAGATTACTGTAGAAAAGTTTTACCTTTTATCAAACAGGAATACTTTATTGATAGATTAGAAAAATTACTATTTACAGAAATTGAAAAGTTTGTTGTTAAATATAATAATTTACCAACTAAGGAAGCTCTATCAATTGAAATTAATGGTAGTAGAAATATTAATGAAGATGAATATAAAAAGGTAACAGATATTCTATCTACACTGACTAAAGAACCTGTTAATCAAGAATGGTTAGTTGAAACAACAGAAAAGTTTTGTAAAGAACGTGCTATACATAATGCTATACTTGGTGGTATTCAGATATTAGATGGTAAAGATAAAGAACATACTCCAGAGTATCTTCCAGAAATGTTATCAAATGCATTATCAGTTTCATTTGATCAAAAGGTTGGGCATGATTATTTACTAGAGTCACAAGAAAGATTTGACTTTTATAGAAAGAAAGAAGAAAGACTTGAATTAGATTTAAATTTCTTCAACAAAATTACAAGAGGTGGTATACCAAGTAAGACTTTAAATATTTGTCTTGCAGGTACTGGTGTTGGTAAAACAATGTTTATGACCCACCTTGCTTCATCTATATTATTACAAGGTAAAAATGTATTGTACATTACTATGGAGATGGCTGAAGAAAGAATTGCTGAGAGAATAGATGCTAACTTATTAAACGTTGGCATGAGTGATCTTGAAGAATTACCATACTCAATGTATGAAACAAAGATAAACAAATTACAAAGCAAGACAACAGGTAAGTTAATCATCAAAGAATATCCTACTGCTTCTGCTCATACAGGACATTTCAAAAGTCTATTGAGTGAGTTGGCAATGAAAAAATCATTTAAACCAGATATCGTATTTATTGATTATTTAAACATATGTTCTAGTGCAAGATTTAAGGCTGGTGCAAATGTGAATAGTTATACTTACATCAAATCAATTGCTGAAGAATTAAGAGGTCTTGCAGTTGAGAATGATATACCTATATTCTCTGCTACACAAACTACAAGAGGTGGTTTTGTAAGTAGTGATGTTGGATTAGAAGATACATCTGAAAGTTTTGGTTTACCTGCAACAGCAGATTTTATGTTTGCTTTAATATCAAGTGAAGAATTAGAAGAAAAAGGCCAGATAATGGTTAAACAATTAAAGAATAGATATAATGATCCAACGATTAATAGAAAATTTATTCTTGGTGTTGATAGATCAAAGATGAGATTTTATGATGTAGAACAATCAGCACAAACAAATTTAGTTGAGAGTGGTCAAGTACCACAATCAACTGATAATAAATTCGGGAAGAAACTAGGTCAATTCTCGGACTTTAAAATATAACGACCTAAACTAAAAAGGAAATAATATGGCTCAAGGAAAAGTAAAATGGTTTGACGCAAAAAAAGGATTCGGATTTATTACACCAGACGATGGTGGTAAAGACGCATTTCTTCATGTGTCAGCTTTAGAAGCTGCAGGTATATCATCTATAAATGATGGACAAGCAGTTACTTATGAAATAACAGAACAGCGTGGTAAAGAAGCTGCAGCTGAAATTCAATTAGCATAAGGAGAAATAATATGACAGTAACAATAGACGGCAAAAACTATGACGAAACAAAACTAGACGACAAAGCAAAAAATGCTGTTGTTCAGGTTCAACAAGGTCAAGTTAGATTAAAACAGTTGCAGAATGAATTTGATAATGTAAAAATTATCATTGATCATCACAGTAAGTATCTAAAAGATAATTTACCAGCAAGTGCGGTAATCGAAACAGCCGGTGAGCCTGTAGAAACACCTAAAGTTTAATATGAATAAGAAAGTTACTAAAAGAAAACGTGCATCTAAAAATAAAACTAGATTTCATCCTGGCGATAGTAGACCAGGTGAAAATATATCTAAAGATAAAATGTTTTATGAAAAGAAGTTGAGTAAATACAAAGGCAAAATGCGATGGTTGGTTATTGAAAGACCAACTGGAAGTATTCTTCGTGCTTCTCACTTTGAAGAAGATGCAAAAAAACTAGCTGACTTTCAAAACAAATATAAACAATGGGTACCGCAAGGCGGCGTACCTGGATTTTTAACGTTAGGAAAAATATGATGACAAGCGAAGAACAAAGTAAACGCTTTACTGAAATACTTACTACGATAAAAAAATTACATGATGATAAACGCCACGACTATGCAGACACGGATGATATATTTGCTAATTTTAGACTATCTAATTTAGCAGGTATATCTCCATGGAAAGGTTCTGTCATTCGTATGGGCGATAAGTATGCTCGTATTAGTAATTTTATAAAGAAAGGTGACTTTAAATTTAAAGAAGAAAGTATTAAAGACACACTAATGGACATGGCAATATATAGTTTAATAACTATTGTATTGTATGAAGAAGAAATGTTTAATGAACATATAAAAACATTTGAAAAAAATATGATACCCAATAAAGAAAATGAAAAATGAGAATTAATACAGAACCAAAATTAAATTTTGAAGATGTCTTATTACAACCAAAACGTTCCACACTAAGTTCAAGACGTGATGTTGATATGACTCGTAAGTTTACATTTAGAAATTCAGGTAAGATAATGAATTTTACACCAATTTTTGCAAGTAACATGGACGGTGTTGGTACATTTAGTATGGCAAAAGTATTACAAGAACATAAAATGATGACCGTAATTACAAAATCTACTACACTGGATCAATGGAAAACAGCAGTAGGTAATGGTGTAAGACTACAAAGTGTTTCTGTATGTACAGGTACAAATAGAATGTTTGATGCTGATGCTCAAGATTATAAAAATATGCAAGAAGTATTAAAAAGTTTTCCTGATATTAAAATGATTACTGTTGATGTTGCCAATGCATATCATCAAAACATGGTTGGCTTTATTAATAAGGTTAGAGAAGAATATCCAGACAAAGTTATTGTAGCAGGTAATGTAGTAACACCTGAAATGACAGAAGAATTAATTATTAATGGTGCTGATGTAGTTAAAATAGGAATAGGACCAGGTAGTGTTTGTACAACAAGAATAATGGCTGGTGTAGGTGTTCCACAATTTTCAGCAATAGTAGAATGTTCAGATGCAGCCAACGGTGTTGGTGGACACATAATGGCAGATGGTGGTTGTGTATATCCAGGAGATATAGCAAAAGCATTAGGTGGTGGTGCTCACATGGTGATGATTGGTGGTATGTTAGCTGGTCATGACGAATCAGAACAACAAGTAGTAAATAATAAAATAGAGTTTTATGGAATGAGTTCCGATAGAGCACGAGAAATACACGGCAAAAGAAAAGATGGATACAGAGCGAATGAGGGTAAATTAATATCCTTGCCTTATAGAGGACCTGTAGTAAATACATTAGAAGACATACTAGGTGGCGTAAGAAGTGCTTGTACTTACATTGGTGCAAGAAGATTGAAAGATATGCCTAAGTGTGCAAGTTTCGTAACAACTAACAATATAATTAATAGAACTTACGATCAATATACAAAATAAATTATAACAATAAGGAGAAATAATATGCCGTTTAAAGCATTAAAAGATGTAAGATCAGATAATTTTACATCACAAATTCAATCATCTTGTGGTACAATACCATCAGAAGATATAAAAAGATATTATGATATTGCTATGGCAATGGATTGGAAAGATGGACATATACCTCTTGGTGGTAGTGATACTCAAAAACTTGTTTATGAGATAGAACAACCTTGGGTAAAAGAGATTTGGGATAAAGTTAATCCTGGTTGTGTATTATTAAGACACTATCTTAATGGTCATGGTAAAAATCAATCAGAGGGCATTCATGTCAATGGTTCGACAAACGGACAATATACTATAATCGTATATCTAACACCTGATATGAAACCAGAAGATGGCGGATCAATAGAATTTTGGACACCTAATCTTACAGACGAAATGAGAGCAACTGCTTTAGGCACACCATGGGATTTAAATGGCGAAGCAGGTAAAGATATTTTAAGAGCATATTCGCCAGAAGCAGGTCGTGTAATAGTATTTGACTCTAGGATACCTCACGTTGCAAGGTCAGTTGAAACAGATAAGTTTAGAGTATCATTAGTATTCAAAGGCACTATAGGTGAAATAAGAAAACCGATAACAATGGACTTTGGCGGTGTTAAGAAAAAAGATGTTAACACTATTGACAATGATGTTACTACCATTGAATAAATTTTAAGTTAATTGGGGGTGTAGCTCAGTTGGTTAGAGCGCCTGCCTGTCACGCAGGAGGCCGTGGGTTCGAGTCCCATCACTCCCGCCACTATAAATAGTACTATGGCAGATAAAACAACATTAGCGGAAAGCGCTCAAGCATTATTTTGTTCACTAGCAGATTATCTAGGTGCTAATGAGTCTGCTAAGAGATTAGATGTAAACAAATATAAAACATTTCAAGAATTTTTATCAGATTCACAGAATAAACAAGATTTAATAACAGCATATGATAAAAAGAAAAGAGTAAATATTGACGCTGACATAAAAGATGTTTATAAATTTTTAGAAGATACAAAAAATGGTTGGTATAAATCTTCAGTTTTAATTGCAAACAAACTGGTTCAAGATTTAAAAAAAATTGATAAAGATTATAATATTAATGCTAAGGGTTTTGACTATTTCTATCTTCGAGGTAAAGTTGGAGTAATGAAAGATATTCAAAGTTTATTTGATATTGCAAAAAAATCTGATCCAACAAAACTTGCTGAAAAAGAAATACCACAGTTTATTGGTTTTAAAGATATTAATAAATGGAATCCTGCAGACATATATCTTGCCAATAAAGAAGGCATAAAAGGAATTGCAGATGAATTAGTTGAAGCAAACAAAAATAAAACATCTTATAGTTTTGATTATCTAAATGAAAAAATAAAAAATCTAATGGACAAAGGTGCTTTATTACCATTATCATTAAAAAAAACATCATCAACTGTTCAATTAGTTAAAGTAAATTTTTCAGAGGAGGATAAAGGCAAAGTTTTAAAAGGTGTAAATTTTCTTGAAACAACTAATTGGCAACCTTACAAAATGTTAGGTAAAACAAGAGAAGATTCTTTTGACAATCTAAGTGCAGGTATAGGAGGAAAAACTGCAACAAGAGATATTAGAATTGCGTTATCTGCTGAAGACAATAAGAGAGGCGATATTAAAATAAGACATGATCCTTCTGGAGAAGGTAACACTGGAAGATTTGTAATTGAATTAATAATGAAAGGTGATGACGCAAAAGGAGGTTCAATAGCTTCTGAAATGTCACTTTTTAAGTTATGGAAAACCATTGATAACATTGCAGCTAACAAATTTCTTGACGCATATAATAAAGGTAATAAAGAATTTATTAAATTAAAAACCGAACTTCTTAAAAGTAAAGCACAATATAGAAATATAAAAAACAAATCAAAAGGCGACCGTACTAAATACGACCATTATATCGCAATCGCAAGTGCTACAAATATTGTTAATGAAGTAATGCCAATTATAAAAAAATGGTTTAATGATAATTCAAAGGGTGGTGAAAAAAGTAATTCTAATAAATTTCTTAGATTATTGTATCAAATTGCAACATCAAGAAGTCCTTTATCATGTAGGTTTGTAATTGCCAAGTAATATCACTTGATTTTCATATCAAAGTGTGATATAATATAAATATAGTAGTATAATATTAAATGGAGAAAGTGCATAGTGCAAGGGTTTAAACAAGTTTTACAAGAAGACAGAAATACACACCTTGAACATTTAGAAGATGAGATTATTAATAATGGAACAAGTGGTGCAAAAACTTCGATTGAGTTTTTAAAGTCTATCAAAAAAATGCTTCAGGGAGGCAAAGGAGGTTCAAACGTTTCAGTTAAATGGGACGGTGCACCTGCTATATTCTGTGGTATCAATCCAGAGAATGATAGATTTTTTGTAGGAACAAAATCAATATTTAACGCAACGCCTAAAATAAACTACACCGTGTCGGATATATCCAGAAATCACGGCGGCGCTTTAGCGGATAAACTTGCTGTTGCGTTAAAGTATTTACCTACTTTAGGTATCAAGGGAGTTATACAAGGCGACTTATTGTTTACAAGTGATGACAAGAAGGTGACTAACGTTAATGGAGAGAGATCAATTGTATTTACACCTAACACAATAACCTATGCAGTACCAGTTGCTAGTACATCTATGTACGATAGAATCAGAGCAGCAAAGATCGGTATAATTTTTCATACATCATATAGAGGTAAGACAATCGCAACTATGAAAGCAAGTTTCGGTGCAAGTGTTAGTGGATTAAGACAAAACAAAAACGTATTCTTTGATGACGCAAGATATAAGCAAGCTGAAGACCCTGGTTTATCTAAAGGTGAAGAAAAACAATTTGATTCTATTATATCAATGGCACAAGGTTCAGTTTATAAAGGTGGCGCTTTCATTGATCTAATTAAAAAAGACAAAGGTTCTCTATCATTAGGTGTTCAACTTAAAACATTTTTTAATACATACATAAGATCAGGAACAAAGATTGGTAATACAAAAGTATTAGCAAATAACTTTGAAGTATATTTTATAGAGAAATTAAAAAAAGAAATAGACAGTAGAAAAACTGATAAGGCAAAACAAAAATTCAAAGAGATACTAGAAGTAGGTATGAAGATATTAAGACCTAATAGACAAGGTCTTTATTTCGCCATTGCCTCTTACATTACATTACAGACAGCAAAGAAAATGTTGTTAAGTAAATTAAATGGCATACAAAGTATAGGTTCTTTTATGAGAACTAGCACTGGATACAAGGTAACTAATCCTGAAGGTTACGTTGCAATAAACAAAGGTAATGCTGTTAAACTAGTAGATAGATTAGTCTTTAGTCAGGCAAACTTTAACGTAGCAAAAGATTGGGTAAGAAAATAATATGCAAAGTTTTATAGACGGCGAAGCAATGAAAATAACTGAACTGTTATTACCATGGATATCAATACTGTTATCCATAATAATAGCACTATGGTTGAAAGATTTTGCTCAAAACTTTATGATTGGATTAAAGTTTCGTATGAACTCTGCCTTTAAAGAGGGAGATAAAGTAATACTAGATGGCAATGACGCTTTGATAGTTAAGATAGGTTCAAGAGAAACAGTATTCGGTGTATATTCTGATAAGGGATACACATGGAGATATGTACCTAATATAAAGATACCTAATTTAAAACTAGAAAAGATTATTAATAAAGAACTACATCTTGACACAGAAGAAGAAAAGGCTGAGAAACTACAAAAGATGATAGATCATTTACAAGATAAAAGAATAAAAGAAAATCAAGACGCAATTAACAAATTGAAAAAATTAAAATGAGTAAAGGAGATGAAATGAAAGTATCAAGTGAAACAGCAATAAGTATGCCAATGAAGAACTTAATCTCCATAGTGGCTGCCGTTGCAGTTGGCGTTTGGGCATACTTCGGTGTGTTAGAAAGAATTACAATGCTAGAAACTAAATCACAATTATCAGAAAAAGATTTAATGCAGGCGACAGAAAGAATTGAAAGAGATGTTGACAAGAATAACGAATTTAGAATCAAATGGCCAAGAGGTGAAATGGGAACTCTACCTGCTGATTCAGAACAATATATGCTTATTGAACACGTTGCTGGTCAAGTGGAAAAGATTAATGAGCGTATAGAAATGATGATGAATAACGGAGTGAACATTACAAGATTACAAAAAGATGTTACTTCTTTAATTATAGCTGTTGAGAAATTAAAAGATAGTAATCGTAATATAATATATCAAAACGGTAACGGACATAAAAAACAAACAGGAGCGAAATAGGAGAGTAAAATGAATAAAATTATAACAATTATATTATCATTATTCTTTGTAACAAGTGTTTTTGCAGCTAAACTTTATGTAGGTGGTGAAAAGTACGAAAAAGAAAAAGTAATTGCATTAACATTAAGTCTTAATGGTAAATTAATAGAGTGGGTGTACAATGAGAATTTAGGTCAATGCTTAAAGTCTAAAAGAATTGCCTCCAGAGAAGTTGGTGGTGAAAGAGTTGTATTTGCTTGTAAAATAATAAAAGGTTTATTACAAGAAGATAAACAAGCGAAGTATGGTATAAGACTTTTAAAAATATTAAATTAGGAGAGATATGAAATATTTAATTGCATTTTTATTTCTAGTGATAATAACACTAGGTGGAAAATCATATGCTGAAGATACACAAGAAGCACTAGATGTGGCTAAAGAAAAAGGACTTGTAGATTTAAGTCCGTCTGAACCAGAGATAGGCATTGTATTTGCAGTTTGTATATTTGAGAACGCAGATGGTACAAAGAAACTAGTAGATCATAGAGAGGCAATCAATATGAGTCACTGCTTAAAAGAGAAAAGAAAAGCAGAGGCAAAATATAGAAAGATGAAAGTAGATGGTATTGCTGTAGGTAACTTTATTTTTGCTTGTGATAAAGTAAAAGCAGAGATAGAAGTATTAGAAAATGGTGATTGGCGTATCGTAAAGATATTAGGCAAACATCACGAAGCATATAAGAAGAAGAAAATATACGAGTAATGTATAAATTTAAACAATTTATGTTGCAGGCACAGAAACAAAAGAAGTGCCCACCAGGATATAGATTTGATAAAAGATTACAAGTCTGTGTACCAGTTGGCGTGACTAGATATTATCCTTATTTAGGTGGTGTTAGAAATAATACTGATACATCTAATCAAGATAGTCAACCATCTAATGGCAACGGTAATGGCAACGGTAATGGCAACGGTAATGGTAACGGCAACGGCGGCAACGGTAATGGTAACGGACAATAATGAAATTTTTTAGAAAAGGCTCAGAACAAAACATTACAATTCCTGCACCACCTACGGACGATATGGGTGAGGCAAGAGAGGTAAAAAGAATCATTGCTGTGAGATCAGCAAAAGATGTTGAGTCAATTAAAAATCATGACCAAGAGCCTTTCTATGCAATCAAAAAATTTTGTGAAAGAAATCAATTAGTATTTCACGAGGGTGAGTTTGATCAGATCATAGATGAATCTGTTCCTATCATTAGACATTTTAAAAATAAGTTTGATAGAAAACGACCTAGTGAAGTAGATGATACGATTGATATTCTACCAAGTAAAACGAATGACACACCTTCATATCCAAGTGGTCATGCAGCTCAATCAAGACTGATTGCTAAATATGTTGCAGGTAAATTTCCTGAGCATGAGGCAGCCTTGATAGAAGCAGGTAATGAATGTGGATATGGGAGAGTACAAGCAGGGTTTCACTATCCTTCAGATTACGAGAGTGGTAATTTATTAGGAGAAAAGATGTATGAACTTATGAACAAATCAGATTACATGAAAGAAATGAAAACATTTAGATCATTTGTAGAATCGATTATCGATATACCTAGAAGCACTTATGCACCTGGTGTATTTGATAGTGCCGATACTAATAATCCTAAAATTAAGTCTAGTGTTAAGGTAATGATTGACAAACAGATTGAAGACTTTGCAAAAGAGTATCCTGTTATTAAGATTGCTTTAATTGGTTCTATACTGACTAAAAGATATAGAAATGATGCTGACCTAGACATCAATGTTTTATTTGATGTGCCTAAAGATAAGCAAGAAGAAGAAAGATTAAGACTATCAAAACAATTTCTATCTGTTAAAAATCCTGACAACATTCAAGGTAAATTAATACCAGGTACAAAACATCCTGTAAACTATTATCTAATTACAGATCAAGAAACTTATGAAGATCAAAACAAAAAAGCAGATGCTGTATTTGATATAGAGAGCAATAAGTTTATTAAGAGACCAGACGATTTTACCTTTGATATTAACCTATACATTAAAGACTTTGATAAAAAAGTACAAGAGATAGATGTTATCAAGGGTGAACTAAAAAGAGATATCATAGATTATGATGAACTATCAGAATTAAAACCTGGCGAGATAAAAGGTTTACAAGATAAAGTAAACGGCAAGTTAAAAGAAATAGAAACAGATTTACAAGATATCATAAACATTGGTGATACAGTTGACGTTGAAAGAAGAACGGCGTTTGATACAGACATGACACCAGATCAAATAAGAACATATGGTATTAAAAACAGATTACCTAAAAATGTAATATACAAGATGTTAGAAAAATATCACTATCTAACTTTTTTCAAAAGATGTAGAAAAATTTTAGATGATGGAGAAGTTTCAGACGCTGAGATAGATTCATTAAAAGGTGGTTACACAGAACAAGCCCAAAGTAAAACTAGGGCTGTCAATGAGGCGTTAGATAAAAATAAGAAACTGATATTTGCTTTTGGTAGGTTCAACCCTCCTACCACTGGGCACGCTAAACTTATGAAAGAAGTGATTATACAAGCTAGAAAAGACAATGCTAAACACATTGTTTATGCTAGCGCCTCACAAGACAAAAGAAGCAATCCGTTAGATGTAAAAACTAAAGTTAAATTTTTAAAGAAAATGTTTCCACAAAATGATATAAAAGCTGCAGGCGGCACACAAAGAACTTTCATGGAGATATTAAAATTTTACAATAAAATATATGGTGAAGTAGTTATGGTTGCAGGTAGTGATAGAATAAGTGAGTTTCAAAAACTTTCTGATAAGTACAATGGTAAAGATTACAATTACAAATCAATTAAAGTAGTATCATCTGGTGAAAGAGATCCTGACGCCGAGGGTGTAACAGGTA